CCCCATCCACCACTGAGTTGGCCGCATCCTGAGTGGCCTTGAGATTCTGAGCTGCCAACAATTGCAGTGACTTCAACTCGATCTCCTTGGCGTTCAGCATCTCCATCTGTGCCTCAAGCTCCTGTTGGCGGGCGGCAAACTGCGCTTCCAACGCGGCGCTCCTGGCCTGCAGTCCGTCCTGCATCGCCTTCAGGTTGGCCATCTGCAGCTTCACCTCGGAGGTCTGCTGCGCCAGCTCCTGTTCGGCGGCTTGCTGCTCCTGGGTCTTCTGCTGCTGAGCCTGCGCGATATCGTTGATCTGCTTCTCTTTGGCCTGGAGCATCTGCTGCACTTGCGGCGGAATCTCCGTTCCATCAGGTAACTTCCCTGACATCGCATCCAAGACCTTCTTCTTGGTCGCGCTCGAGAGTCCCGAAGCCTCGATCAAGGCTTGAGGCGGAATCTGGATATGGGCTTCACCTGCCAGGCTAGTCAGGGCCTGGAAGTCCTCCTGCTGCACCGTAGCCACTTCCGGCGCCTCATCGATAATGATGTCCATTTCCATGTCGGCCATCACGTTCATCCGCGCACCGGGGACTTTCATCCCCTTTTGCACATGGGGATGGTTGTCCGGGTAGGTCGAGTTCACCGGCATGAACTTCGTCTGTTCCCCCTCCGTGATGCGGATGTACTGCTCGGAGCTCCAGAACTGCTTCATGCGGTTAAACGCCGCGGTCATTACCCGTTTCTGCCAGAAGCGGATGCTGTCGCCCTGAATCCCGAGCGTGATCATTCCACCCTGTTGATCCAGCTGCTTCGCGCGACCCGATAAATCCCCCGTGGTACCCAGGAGCGCTTCATTGGGTCCAGTGGCCGAGAGAGCCAGTTGCGCTTCCTGCAGGAGCTTGAACTGCCCTTCGGCCAGGTCTGCGTTCTCGCGCACCTCGAGCTTCATGCCGGGGGTGTATTCGACGAACCCATCCGGCTTCGACAGCTCTTTACGGGCCGCCTCCTTGTCCTCCACAGCGCCTTTCTCAGCCAGTGCTTGGTTCACCGAGAGCAAATGCAGAGACTTGGAGCGACGCTTGTTGATCTCGTCTTGTAGATCCTTATAGCGCTTCACAATCCCGTAGCGATTGCCCTCCTTGTCTACATACATCGACTGCAGGATGAGCGGACACTCCTTGTTGCCCGTCTCACTGTCGAGATAAACCGATTCGGCAGGTTCTTCGATGAATCCCGCCCGGGAGAATACGGCGCGCATCCACGTATCACCCTTTCGGTAATACTGCTCGTGGATCTGCACGCGTTTACGTCCCCGATCGAACCAGCGAGGTTTGTCATCGTAGGTCGGGGAACCGGGCGCAAAGCTCTGCGCGGTGAATAAGTCGAACATCTGCGAGAGCTTCGGATACGCCGCCTTGGCTTCATCCAGGTCCATCCATTTGACGATGCCGAAATAGCGGCTGTCGGTGAAATCCTTCGCCAGCGAATGCGCATCCCAGTACAAGCGATCCCAGCGGATGTAGCGAATTAGGACCTTCTTGTTCTGCGTCTTGGCGTAGGTCTTGTTATCAACAATGACCTCACATCCCCCACAGCCCTCAATCGCCAGGTTCTCAAAGACGCTGGACTTGATCTGCGAGAAGTGATTGCACTCGGCCACATACCGCAAAGCACTCGTCGCAGCATCCGCTCCTGCATCGTCCTCGGGAGTGCGGGGCTGGGCCTTGGGATCGGTCCTGAGCTTGCGCTCGAGGCCTAAAGTGTAATCAACCTTGTCCTTGATCCGGTTGTCGGTGATGGCCGGCTGGCCGCGCTTCTCCAAGACCGCGAGTTCCGTGGAACTCCACTGCTTGCCGTCGTAGTAGTCCCGATAGATCTCCGCTTCCCGCCGAGCATTCGCCGTGGCATCACAGCTTTGGTTGAAGTTGAAGACGAGCCTGGCGAGCGTGGGGTTGTCGGTGTCGATCGCGGCCAAGGCTTCATCAGGGTCCGAGGGCAGCAGATCCTTTTTGGCTGCCTTCTTAGCTTTGGCCATTTATGCAGTCTTTATTCGCATAGTTATGCATCATGCGCGGGCAAATAGATGGTTATAGTCTGAAGTATGCGCATAACGTTCCACGAGGAACCCATGCACTGCGTCATGCGGTTTTCCAAGCCGATGTGTCGTGCTCTTCGAAGAGCTTCGAGTAGCTGTCCCTGGGTTGCTTCGTGCTGTCCGTGGTTGCAATGACCGCCGGATGCGCTTGATCGATGGCGCGTGCCATCAATCCGGCCATGTCCACTGGGTCATCTACACGGCCAGCAGGGAAGTTCAGCAAGCAGCGCTTGAGCCTATGCCCGTACTCAGAATCGATGATCTTGACCTTGCCCATGCACGCCATCGCCTGCAGTGGGCGGGCCATGGTGGGCTTGTCCGCAATCGTGGGCAGCCATTCGAGACGGCAGAACGCTTTGCGCTCACGCATGCGGCGAATGAGAAACGGCTCAATCGAGCGCCTGATCGGGCCGCCCTCACCGAAGAAGCAGAACGGCTTGTGGCGCTGGAACTGATCAATCAGGCTCTCGATCCACTTGTCTGCGCTGGTCTGTCCGTACCAGCCCTCCACCCCAAGGTAGAGCGTGCCGTCCGGGGAATAGCCATGCGTCCCGATGTCGGTCCAATCGCCGCCATCCTCAGTGACCGCGAAGTCCCCTGTCGTGTACTTATGAACGGTGACCGGGGCTTTATCCACCAACGGCAGCGTATCGGCCTTAAAGAACGTGCCCTCTTCGGGCATCGGGTTCTGCTGGTACAGCGCCGACCAGTGCAATGGTGCGGTATTGGCGCGGATCCGCTCTAAAGCGGCGATGTCATACCGTTCAGGCCAGGCCGCCTGTCCCTCCTTGATCGCTGGGAGCAGGACAATCTCCCATTTATCTCCACCGGCCTTCTGACGCTCTATGAGCCGGCCTGCGAGGTCATCCTCATGCATCCGGTGCTGGATGAGGACAATGGCCCCCTTGGGCCGTACGCGGTTGTAGGCCGTTCCTACGTACCAGTCCCAGACCCGATCACGGGCGTTCTCGCTCTGGGCATCCGCCATCGTGGCAAAAGGGTCATCGATGATGAGGCGCGTAGCGCCGCGGCCCATGAGGGCGCCACCAATACCTACGGCGTAGTAGCTGCCACCTTCCTGCGTCTTCCAATGACCCGCTGCCTGGCTATCTTCGGCCAGAGTGGTCCCAAATAACGCACGGTACTCGCGTGTTGCGAGCAGATTTCGCACATCTCGCCCGAATTCCTCTGCCAAGGTGCTGGTGGCAGAGGCCGAGATAATGTCATGGCGCGGATCGCGTCCCAGTGTGAAGGCGGGATAGCGTCGCGAGGCGATATGGCTCTTGCCATGCTGTGGAGGCAGCAAGAGCATAAGGCGATCGATTTCTCCACGCTCGACCCGGTCGAATTGCTCGCAGATCGTTCGATGCAGTCCGCTAGCTGTCCAGCGATCGCTCGTGAACTCAGTGAACGCCTGAAGGTGAGTCTGGGCCAGCAGCCTCTGGCGCCTCTCCACCAGTAAGTTCAGCAATTCGCTTGTCGAGCTCGGCGAGGGTGAGTTCTCTAGCATGCTTGTGCGTAACCGATCCGGAGTGCTCGACCGCCTTCACATCCCGCCATTCAGCGGGCCGGCGGTTCTTCAGCCAGAAGATCGCAGCCACCGTATCGGGCGGGTAGTGCTCAACGATGGGCGTGAGAGTGACCATTCCCTGGAAGTTACTGACATGCACCGAATCGTGTGAATAGCCCAATGCGCGTCGATAAAGCGAGTTCACGACGCGATCGTCTGCGATCTCCTTGGCCATCTTTAGGGCCTCCGAGAATTCCGGATGCTCCAATTTCCACAGGTTGAGCGTCGATTCAGAAACATGAAAGAATTCAGCGAGTTCCCTGTCCGTTGCTCCTTGTGTGCATAGGGCAATCGCTTTCTCGATGAACTCCGGTTTGTATTTGCTCGGCCGAGCCATCACACACCCTGCAGATTGACTAGGTCGTACGCTTGCACCCCTGTGAACGCACCTTCAGGTGGATCTGCATTGGCCTTGAAGGTCACAACCTTGCGCTCTACGACGTTGCTGCGATTGATAATGGTGTTCAGGGTGGCATCGATTTGAACTTCGACCACAGCGGCAGGGGTCAAGGTGGTCCAGTCAAGGATAGCGGTCTGGGTGGTCTCGCAGTCCACACGGTATTGCAGGGAGCTGGCAATCTGCGGATCCTCGTTCTTGTCGTAGAACTTCGCCTTCACGAAACAGCGTGAGCCCTCATTGAGCGTGGGAACCATCTAGCCTCTCCGGAAGAACGTACGGATCTCATCGCTACTGAAGCTCAAGCGCATCTGGGTAGCCAAGGTCGGGATGGCGAATTGGGCCGTTCCCGTCAGATCCAGCGTGAGATCACAGATTGCACCCGCGATACTGACCGACTGACCCGCAAGACTCAGGGTAAGCGGAATACTGGCAGTGGGTGTCAGCGTTCCGCCACTAAGCGTGGGGGTCCCAGTGAGCCCGCACAGAATCGCCTGCGTGGCGCTGGGTAGCACCTGCAAGGATCCGGTCAATCCGCAGGTAATACCGGCGGAGGCGTTGCCTTGGAGCGTCCCACCGACCGTGCCTGAGAGCCCCATGAGAAGCGCGAGCGTCGGAGTGGCGGTGAATCCACCCACGCCACTCAAATCAGCATGGGTATCGAGCGTGGCGCTGTTACTGACGAAGCCTGCTGAAATCCCGCTTAAGCCGAAATGCACATCCGGCGTGACGAAGATATTGAGCTCGACCGACTCCGGCGGCGTGAGCCCCGCATGCAGATCCAGGGTGGCGGATGTACCGGCAACGCCCGACAGTCCCAGCGTGATCCCGAGACTGGCCGCTGCCGCCCCACTGACGACCGATTTGAGCAGCAGCAGCATCAGAGGTTCGTCGGGCTAATGTCGTGGGAACCACAGGCGTTGCAAACATATTTCGCGCCTTTGCCGTGCGGACCGTGCCGTAACTGCAAATTCTCCAACCGATTATCACCGACGTCGCCGTTGATGTGATGGACGGTTTCGCGACGTTCCAATACACGCCCCAATGATCGGGCCATCACGAGGCGGTGCTCTAAAACATAGCCTATATGGTTGCGCATAGATGCCATCGGATCGTCCGCATCAACAAGTACGCTCATATAGCCCTGAGAATTCTTGATTCGGCCGCCCTTCCAACTTCCATGACGCTCGCGCGCATTTTTCTTCGCGAAAATACCTTCCCGGCGAAATATTCTCGAAATCGTGCTCGGAGCGAGTCCCATTAAACCAGCGATTTGCGCGTAGTTATAGCCGGCCTCATAAAGTTCCATCAGCCTCGCTCGATGCTCCCCTGTCAATTCAATTTGCGAATTGCCACGTGGCCGCCGCTCAATACCGGCCTTCCGCAAGGCCGCGATGACAGCGAAATTGCCAGCGCCATACTTCTTGCCAATCTCAGTCGGTGTCATGCCGGAATCGTAAAGACGTTTCACTTCGCTAATATCGGGCAATTTGCGAAGGCGTTCCTTACGGAAGATCTCCAAACCAACTCGTTCAATGCCACGCCGCGCGAGTTCTTTATAGAGCGTGGCGACAACCAATCCGTATTTCTTGGCGGATTTAACGCATGACTTCGATGTCTCGTAGTCCGCAACCGCTTTATCGAGCAACTCAATCGGAATAGTGCGTGGACGACCCATAAATGACCCCGTTTGCTGTGCTAACGGAATCATTATACACTTAACTTCGTGTTAGTATACACTCAATCGACTGTCTCCGCTAAGGCTCCACTGTTGAACTGGAACGTGTTCGAGGTATTGACCGTCACATCCGAGGATAGCTGCGCGTAGGTCAATACGTTGCCGGCCGTATTCGTATCCATGACTGCCACGTACCGAATCGTGCCCCACCCCGCCGTAGCAGTGGGGAACGTGGTTGTGGTCGCCGATCCATCACCATCGGTTGGCGCACCAAAGGTCAAGGCGACTCGAGCATAAGAGCCGCCGGTCACCTCGTTAGTGAGGGTGCCCGCTTTCAACTCGGCCAGGGAGGCGGTCGAGGTGAAGAGTGCCGCATAGACCGTCGTGGGACTGGTGTAGGCCGTATTGCGATAGACGTGATTCGCGATCTTGTTCGCGAGGTAAGTCGATGCGGGCATGGAGGGCTCCGTCAGATCAGCAAGTAGGTGAGATGCCCCCGGACGCCCACAGCAGCCCCGAGGTTGAGATTGAGCGCGGTATTGGCAGCGGTTTCGAACCAGCCGGCCGGATTGAAAGGCGCGACAACGCCGCCATTGGCGGCCAATGACATGGGGCCTGTCACATCCGTACTGCCGTTCTGAAACTTCGCCGTGACAGCCGCATCTGCCACCAGTACATACGCGGTAACGCGAATCTTGTGAGTCGCATCGGCTGCCACAATGGCCGTCTGGCCGCTGGCGCTGTCGGAGATACTGGCGAATTTCGGCGTGACGATCGTTCCCACGTTGGACATCTGTGAGGATTCAATCGTCGCCTGCACCGGCAGCGGCTGCGCAACCTGCGTGTCAGTTCCCGTGCCGTCCGCACCCCATACCGGCTTGACACGCTGAACATGGCCGGCGGCACCGAGATCATCAGTGTTGACTGTAGTGCCGGAACCGGCCGTAATTTGAATCCCATCACCCACAACGATGCTCCTAAGTACCGACGCCTAACAGTGAACGGGATGGAACAACAGCCGCGGCGCCTTCGGTAAAAGTAATAATGTTGCCGTAGCAGGAAATGGCACTGCTCATGTTCTGACTGACATTACCGGTTGCAGCCGCCGTAGACTGAATCAAATACGCCGCAGAAAAGGCTATTTTCAAGCCTGTGGTGGTAGCTGTGTTGCGCCACTGCGCAATGGCACTGGGTTTCGTCCACCCAGCCGTCAAGGAGCTGAAGGTCACGGCATTTCCCGCCAACCACCAGGCCAACGTAACTGTGGAAGCCGCAGCCGGAGTTTGCCCCGTCACCGTGATGGTGAAGGGACTGGCCGGCGAACCATTCGCAGTGTCTGATTCCGCCTGATCAATGGACCAATTAGGAACGCTCAACGAGGAGCGAAAGACAATCAATACGCCGCTTAAGCCGCCGCTATTGGTCTGCCCGTCATTGTTGACGGCTGGATTCTGCGTCCAAGTCCCGTTGAACACCGACCAGAACATCTGGTTAGCATGATTCGCGGTATTGAAGGTTCCTGCAGTCCAAGTCTGTCCATCGCCTGCGCGCATGGACAGCAGATGATTCGATCCCGTGCTCGAGATACTCTCACCGGCCAACATAATCGCCAGGTCATTCGCCAACATTGAAGCCGGCGGCGTCACCACGGCCGGATGGGCGGTGGACTCGTAGGAACTGTTATCCGCAGGCGTCGAGGCGGCGCCGAAGAATGATATCGTCACTTACCGAAC